TAATCGGTTAGAGACATTATATATAATTATACTTATTTTACCTGAGAGAGCTTCATATAAATCTTATCTTTTAAAGTATTTATTGTATTAGCAAATATTATGTCGTCACCCTTACTTCCTGTGAGTATGACTACATCGTCTTTCTTAGGCAATTTATTACCAGCATCAAGGTAATCTGTCAAGCGTGATTCTCTATTACTATCCATAAATAACGCATTAATCACACCTTTTTCATCGTGCAGTTCCAGCCTAGCGTATTTATTGCCATTCCTGCTTGTTCTCTTGGTTATGTCAGCTAATACGCCAACACATCTTACTTCAGATCTCTCACCCGCCATCTTCACAGATTCAGAAGATTGATAATCTTCAGGGTGCTTGAATATATCCCTGATGCTGTAAGAGTAACTGTAACCCAAAAGCTTAGTTTCAAAATACCAGTTTGCATACTTAATAGAATGTTTATTGAGTCTGCAAATCTCTTTGTAAGGCTCCCACTTTTTCTTTAAGGTGTTGATTCTGGTATCTCTGAAAATCTTTTTATTGTCATCTGCAACCATTTCATGCGTTATAACATCATTAATTGAGTCTATTATATTGTAATTATAATTCTCACCTAAAGCTATGAAATTCCTTTTCTCTCTATCTGTTAAGGCATTAAAAACTTGAGCCTCCAAAACTAAATCGGAACGATTACCATCCACAAAAGACTCTAAAAGACCAGCTTGAATTAAGCTAGATAATACACCGATATTAAGACCAACCTGCTTAGCTACCACAAACACCTCATACTTGTTTGCAAAAGAACCCTCTCTGAAATCTAAGAGGTTAATCAAAACCTTCTCAGAAACGCCCTTGATTGAATTAAGGCCATATCTGATATCCTTACCCTCAATCTTGAAGTCAATATCTGACTTGTTGAGATCTGGCGGGAGAAGCGTAATATCAAAATTAGCCAACTCCTGAGATATCTTTGCTATTTCTTCATGACTGTTTGGTTCAAACTTAGCGAATCTCAAAAGACTTAAAAAGAATTCTTGTGGGTATTTAAATTTTAAATAAACTGTAATAGCTGCCAAATACGCATAACTGATTGAGTGGGATTTATTGAAGGAGTAGTTTGCTGAGTCTTCAGCTACCTTCCATAGAACGTCAGCTATAACAGGATCTGGATTTTCAAGCTGGCTAACCTTCTCGCTGATCTTAGCCTTCCAAGCTGGCATTTGATCAATCTTCTTCTTGCCAACAATGCGACGAAGCTGTTCTGAATCGTCTAAGCTGAACCCAACCTTCACAGCCATCTTCATTAATTGCTCCTGATAAAGAGGAATGCCCCCTGTGTAGTCTAGAACAGAATCAAAGAACTCATGCACCGATTGGGATTCTCCAGTCTTAACATATTCAGCGTAGCGATCTTTGAAGTCTAACGCTCCGGGTCTAGCAATCGCTACGACAGCGGAAAGCTGCTCAAGATTTCTTGGCGCAACCTTTTGGCATACTTTAAAGTTTGTATCCGCTTCGATCTGAAATAGACCTTGAGGGTTTTGTAGGTTAGACAAAGCTGTATAAATTAAAGGGTCATGAGGGTCAATATCATTTACATTTAGACCTAACCCCTCGCAAACATCATTGACAACTGATAAAGTTCTGAGGCCGAGAATATCGAACTTAACACTTAAGCTTGCAACATCATCCATATCGTAGCCTGAAACCAAAGACCCATCATTAGTCTTTTGTAGAGGCATAATGTCTGACTGCTGATAATAACAAATAGAAATTCCTGAAGGATGCACTCCAGTATTTTTTACTAAGCCTTCTAACTTTCTAGCTATCTTAAATGCTTTGGGGTTATTATCTGCGTGCTTCTTAAATGACTCGCTCTCTTCGTAAGCGACCCCTAATTTAGCTACTTTTCCAAACTGCTTGGGGATGCTATCACTAATTTGATTTACATCTATCTCCTTAAGTTCAGATACGATCTTACCGCACTCCTTAATACATAGCTTACCACTAAGTGTATTCAGGGTTAAGATTTTAGATGTCCGACCTTTATACTTCTTCTCAATGTACTCAACGACTTCACTCCTACGATTATAAGAAATATCGTTGTCAACGTCAGCAAGAAGAGAGCCGTCAAGAAAAATTTCACCACCATGCTCAATTTGTTTTGCTCTGCTTCTAGACACGAATCTTTCAAAAAATAAGTCATATTCAATTGGGTCAATGTTTGTTACGCCTAAAAGATACAGGACTAATGAACCTGCCGCAGATCCTCGGCCAGCGCCTGTCGGGATATCTTGTTTTTTACAATAATGAAGTACGTCCCAGTTGAGAAGGATATAATCAATAAATCCTAACTCCTCAAAGATCTCAAGCTCCATAACCGTTCGATCATAGTACTCCTTATTGTTTGGGAGTTTAGTAATACCCTTCTCTCTCAAGCCTTTTCTAGAAAGCTCGTATAGGATCTCTTTGTTTGGGCTACCCTCTTCTAACCCCAATTCATCTAGAATTTCTTTTGGGACTACAATCTCTGGCAACTTTACTCCAGCTGGAAATGGATTTTTGTATCTCATAGCTCTATATTAAATAACTGCTTTCTGAAAATCTTAAAGTTCATCTCGATATCGTAGAGAGCATCGTGCAATCTATCCTTATCGTGAGGAATGTTGTACTTTTTAAGTAGTGCTGCTTGCCCCGTTCGCAAGCCCCGTTGGAAAAAACTGTTCCAACCGTACTGCCAACATATGAAGTTGTCAAAATCAGGCTTATCCTCTTTTGCTATAGCTCTAGCCAAGCTAAGAGTGTCTATAATTCTATCTATATAAGAGTGATCAGAACCTAAACCCATCAACTTCCTCCACACATTAATCATGTACACATCGAACCCCAAGAGGTTCTGACCCACGATCTTGTATTCTGGGTTGTAAAGCTCTTTGCAGAAATCACCCCAAACAACTTTTGGATCTTCAGCTTTTGATTTGTAAAAGTCTTTATTAAACCTTGTGATTCTAGCTGCATCTTCAGACATGTTTAAGTCTTCCCACCAAATATACCTATTATTCTTCTCTAAGATTGTGTCTCCTTGAGCTATAATCCAAGACACTTGGTACGGTTTCGACTTGATCAAATTCAAGCCTTCAGTCTCTGTATCTAAAACTAGATACTTCTGCTTCTTGTCAAATCTTAATAATTGATCATTCATGACTGTTCAAGGTAACTTTCCAGACAAAACTCTTCGCTTCCAAAATGGCTTAAGTTTGGGCTGCTAAGGGTTGATTGTTTACCAAAGGATCTATTCGAAAGAATCTTGTATGTTTGGAGAGCTTCGACATCCTTCTTCTCTTTGTAAAGTATCGTCTTCGTCTTGACAACCTTATATTGCTTTCTTTTTACAGCTTCTTCAAGCTTAATATTTAGTAGGTGGTCGAAAGGAAGAGAGTTGTCTTCGCTCCAGAAGACAGGATTTAATCCTTCTAGATTAGGGATACAGTTTTTTTGGTGAAAATTATTCTCGTAAAGGTAACTGTCGTAGAAGGGAACCACAAAGGATAGGGCTGAACCATCCCAATACTCTTTGAATGCAGCGTAATCTATGCGCCCATCTCCCTCTGTAAAAGCGCAAGAATAAATTTTATTCAACAACTTGCACCCTTCATCATTCTTTGCGAAGATGATATTTTTATGATTAGAGCTTTTAGACTCCTCCTTCATGTCGTTGCAAAAAGTGAGCCTCAAGCCGTAATACAGATTCAAATCGTTATCCAAACAGACTTTGAATGCCTTCATAAAACTCGTAAGGTTATCCTCTACCAGAATAACATCCTTGATGCCATTATCAAGGCACATTTCGATCAGAGAGTCTGAACCGGAATCTTCTGACTCGCCTTTCAGAGTCAAGATGCTTTTACCGTACGAGTATGTAGATTTAAATACTGGGGTCATTACTCCCTCATTCTACACAACTCTGAATAAAGATCAAGAACAATGAGAAGGGCAACCCTTATAATATTGAATTTCGTGGGTGCAACCATCTGGAATAGCATCCTCGGAGAACTCCTCTTCAAAGCAGGAGCCTACAATTTGACCCTTTGCGTTTTTAAAAACATAATAAAAGAAATCAAACTTCATAGCGCAATGCCACTTTTTTGTCCCATCCTTTTTTAGTTCTCCTTTTTGAGTTGCAAAACCACAGAGGAGTCTCCCGCTAAATGATTTATCCGTGGGAAAACCTTTGTCTAAAGCCATGTTAGATAAGGCATCGTCTTCAGAGAAGCCGTCCAAATACTTTTGAATCTCGGTCAACTGTAGTTCAAACCCAAAAAGATCATCATCGCTCAGAGGAGCCATTCTCATCACTCCGCTTTTTTTTGCGTCTGGATCTAAATCAAATTTTAAGAATAAAAATTCGCTCTGCTTGTTTTCATACTCTGGATACATATGCTTCGTAGCTAAGCTATACATTAAATCCTGTATGTTGTCTTCAAGGTCATCACCTTTGAAAACATCTTTACTAGTCTTGAAGTCTCTAATCAAAGCAAACTTTTGCTTTTTATACAAAAAGAGTTTATCAATAAAACCCCTGACCCTGTAAGCTATCTGGCCATCATTCTTTACGATATCAAAATCCTGCTCAGAAAGCTCTTTTGTAGGCTTGTCTAAATCACCACCAAAGAAATCGTAGTTAAGACCATTAAAGGTCATCTCTTTGATTAATTGAATATTATCCTCATCATCAACTTCTTCGCGACGAGCGTGCTTCATTATCAAACGCTCAATAGAAGGTACAGCAAAAATATCTTGAGCCTCCATGATTTTGTCATAATGAACCTTCCGTTTTTTCTCTCCCAGAAGTTCAAATATTAAGTGGCAGATAGAGCCTCTTTTTGCTCCGTCATTGCTGGTATCAGGAAGCTTCAGCTTATACTTGCACCAATACAACCAAGAACAACCTTGGGCGGTTTTAATTCTACTTGCAGATAGAGGGGTTTTAGGATCAGTCATTTATTTTTTGGGCCATTTTACTTTCCGCCTTAGTGAATAAGGTTGGGTTCTTAGAGACAAAATTACTAATATAATCTTTTTGCTCTTGTTGATCTATATCCCTATTGAGCCAGTTGTCAATATTATAGCCACTTTGATACATTTCTCCAAAATCATTTCCATTTTGAGGGAGTTTGATGGTGAGACGATCTAAATCAAAATACTTTGCTAGCTTCAGATAATTCTTGATCGCGGCTATCAACCCTCTATTCTGTGAGGATTTAGAATCATTATTAGTTGAAATGTAAATATCATCTAAGACTTTGCTAGATAAATAATTAATAATGTTAGGGCTAGCCGAAAGCCCAAACAATACTAAGACATTTTTAACGCCTTGATCATATAGAGCCATTGCATCGCCTATGCTTTCAACCAAGATGACCTGACTCAAACGGTCAATTTCTGCACCACACTCATTCTCTTGAATACATGCGGGGTAAACCCAAGTATTCTTTTTGCCGATATGCTTCCATTTAGGGTAATCGTTACCCTCGTCTATCTTTCGACCAGAGAAACCAATAATATGGTTGTCTTGGTTGTAGATGGGGAAGACCATCCTGCGGTACATTTTGCCTACTCCAGCTAAGCCTATTTTAAAAGCTATTTGAGTTTCCTCTGAGATCCCACGGTCTTTGTAGAATTTGTAATTTGGGAAAAGCTTATCTAAGCAGTCCTCTGGGTAAATTTGTTCCATTTCTATCCTGTCTACTTTTGGGGTAGTATAAAGTTTATCACTTTTAATTTTTTTTAAAGTTTCAGATATCTTCTGGTCATCACCCACAGTCATCCGAATTAAAGCTTCAAAAGGTAAAGACCCTTTAGGCTCTACAAAGTCCATCCAGACTCCAGTATTTTTGTAAATCTTTAAAGCGGTAGCATTGTCTCCATCACGATATAAAGCTTGTGATCTCCAATGATCACCACAATCAATAAGTTTATAGCCTATTGAGCTTAAAACCTTCTCAAACTCTTCAGAAGGAACCAAGCTCTGGGATATCGTCTCTGTCTTGTCTTGTCGGTGCATCTGGTATACTGTCATCTAATTGTGGATCTCCGTTTTGCACAGCGACAATATCTCTTAAGTCGCCACGCTCCGTAATATTAAAATTATTGAAGTCTAAATTGATAAAGTTCTTTCTTAGAGAATCTTCAACTTGAACTGGTTCAATAGCTCCAGCTATGTCTCTACCCAAACTTCTATACTTGACACTGATCATCTTATGAGTGCCAAACCGTTGACCCTCCAACTGTATCTCGTCCTCCGTCTTACGCCTAATGATAAACATGTGGGAGCAGAACTGTGTGATCCGATCAGAGAGGGACACAATACTCTCGTCATCAATAATGTTTTGAGAGTTTCTGTTTGTTGTAATGCCGCTCCTGTTTGACTGAACAGAAGTAATCATTGGGATAACTGGGTCTCCGTTTTCAAGCACTTCCTTCTGAATGCATCTTTTAAACTTGTCTACCATCTCACCAACAACCTGCCACTCATTCTTGTTGCCTGTAGAGTCGTTAGTTGTTTTGATGTAATCAAAAGAGAAAACCATCTTGTTTCCCCTACCAACAGTTGAGTAGTAGAACCTCTTAAGAGTGTTAATCATTACATCAACATCCATACCGCCAACATTGTAGTAGTAGAATTTTAATTTACTTATTTTTGGCCATACAGATCTAACTTTATCCACCACATCTTGCCCAGCTTGTCTCCATTTGCCACTTTCAAGAAGATGCATTGGGACTCCAGAATGAGCCGCACACTGACGCATGATCAGTTCCTCTTTACTCATTTCGCCATTATCAAAATGTAAAACTGGGACATTGTATTTTAGTGCGACCTTAGTCGCATAATCCATACAGAACTGAGTCTTACCAACTCCAGAACGAGCAACAATAACAGTGATATTACCCGGGCGTAAAAGTGAACCATAGATGTCATTCACTTTATCGTGCGGCCCCATCATTCCAAACTCTTCGATTGGATTGTTTCCTCTCTCCTCGATCATATGCTCCATATCTTCATAGATATTTTCGGGAATATCGCTTCCAATATCAAACAGGTTAATCTTGGAGTTATAAATCTGATCAGCGGTTTCAACGATCTCTCTGTAAGAAGATTCTGGAGCCATCCCTTTCATCTTCTTTGATATCAACTCTGAAGACTCTACGATCTCTCTCCTGATGGAGAATTTCTTAAGTTCTTTTGCTGTTTTAGTCAAATTCCCTGAAGGGACAGATCTCATAGCGAGGGACTTAATGTAATCGGCAGCATTAACACTTCCTTCAAAGCTCAGTCCGACTTCATTAACCCTTTGAGCCAAGATAATATTATCTAACTCCTCCCCCGCATCAACAGACTGCTTAATTACCCTGAAAATAGTCGCATGTAAAAAAGAGGTTTCAGAATAAAAATCTTTATGTCCAATGAAATTAGAAATCTCAATGAGGGAAGGCGGATCTTTTAATAGGCCAGCTAAAAGCTGCTTTTCTAATTCGTAACTATAGATCATTAGGCTCTTCGTTTTGTTTTTCTAATCTAGCGAGGTGCTGACCGAGAGCTTTAGTTAAACCTAATTCAGTTATCAGAGAATCAAATTTGGTATAAATAATTGGATCTCCATCTTCGTTAGCTGCGATCATAATTAAACCTTTATACTTATCAGAGTCTCCAGAGATTTCGTATAGTTTCTCCACAAACCCGCTTGGGATTGAGAATGCTTCTTTATCTTCTTTCATAAGTAAATGTCTTGGTTTTCAAAAAATAACTGATCCACAGTGTCATTGGGGTATATCTCTACCAGTTTTATATCGTTCATCTCGCAGAAGTCGAGCTTTTTTTGATCTCTTTTCAGTTGGTCTAAAAACTTGAATCTGTTCTTGTGAAAATGTTTGACATATTTGGTGTGTTGAGCGCCCTGAACTTCAATAGCTATTTTTTTATTAGCATTGTAAAAGTCTAATGACAATCGGCTACCAACCACCCTGAACTCTTCAAAAACAACATCAGTACTCCAGTATGGGTAGAGGAAGTCTTTTACGTTTTTCTGGAACTTGCTTCGACTAGAAGCTTCCCAATCTATGTGATATTTTCTGGGGTTTTTAAGGTTTCTTAACTTGCCGTCTGTAGAGTAAAATTTCATTCTTGACCGCTGAACATTTTCTTAAAATACGCTACTAGATATTGGCAGAGAGCCGAGTCATCTTCAATCAAAGAGAATAACTTGTTCTCTCCCTGAACTTTTTCAGGAAGCTCAAAGCCTCCTTCAGAAAGGACTTCTCTGAAGTCTTCTGTGATTGAAATCCAAGCTCCAGCCTTTTTGATGAACTCCCAAGCTTCAAGAGTTCCGACAACCTCTTTCTCTACCCAGATTGAATTGCCACCAGTTCTTCCGTAACGGATCGGGTAAGATATCCGAGTGTTGGTCTTTTCGTTTGGGGATTTTTTTACAACGACTTTGGCGTAATGTCCGATAGCTGGATTAGTCTTGGGGTCCATCTTCTTTACAGATGGATTAAGTAGTATCTGATCTCCACCGAAACGAGGCTCAAACTCAATGATCCAGTTTGCGAAGTGGAGTAGAGCATTACCACCTGTCGCAGTTGTCTGGCGAATAGGAGCTTTTGAGTATGGGTCTAGC